GACTAGGGCTAAAAGTTACACTACGCTTAAATAAAAGATGGATTAATAACATCGTGTAACAGCATTTTTAAAAGCTTGCTGCTCTTTAGGAGTCATTTCTTTAAACTTCCAAATTTCATTACATTTCACACTAACTTCTTTTTCTAAGTCACTTTCATGACACCTACAAAGACTATATTTTAGGTCTGATTTAGGTAAGTTTTTATTGGAAATATATGTTCTTAAAAGGGCGTCTTCTTTACATGCTTTTAAGGTATAAAAGTAGTCAGTCAATTTTTTTTTATTGGTTTTAAGTTTTTCTATTTTCTTTTCTTTACTCTCGAACATTATTTTCCTCCTAATGACTTCATGTGCTCCGCCATCTCTCGTGCTCTGTTCGGGGTCTGCTGTGCCCAGCGACTATCGAGCATCTGGACTGAAGCCTCTTCGTAATTTGGTGGGCTAGCCTTGAGAGCCTCCCACATCATTTTAAATTTAGAGACACCATTCCCGCCTAGCTGGAACACCATCTCCGTGATTATATCTTGTGCTTCTTCGCTTACTTCTGTCTTCTCACACATATACGTTGCCGTATCCACTGCGTGCTGTAAATCTTTTTTAAGTATTTCCTCAAGGTATTCCTTATCGTACACCTTGCCGTCTTCCCAGTGGTCTTCCACGCAGAGGTGCCCATAGCCCACGGTTCTCTTGCCTAGCGTATCCAGATAAACTTGGTCACGGAAACCCTCGTGTCTCTTCACTGATTCAATTAATGATTCTCTCATTACCAATAACTTCCTCTCGGTCCTGTCGGTTCTTCGTAGGGGACATCCTGCGGATGGTTCACCATCCAGCCCTTACGCAATCTTAATAATGCCTGCGATAGCGAATCGACTAGGTCATCGTTCTTCGTGTTGGGGAAAGCCGCACACTGCGATACCACCGCCTCGGTTTCATCCGTGTCGGGTGCCCAAATCCTGCCGCTCTCGAATAATGGCGTGATGGCGTGAACCCTCGCCAGCTTATCCATGCGTTTCGGATTAAAGGGTGTAATCGGTATTCCCGTTCTCATTAACTCTTGCACTAGTGATAATCCACTCGCTTTGGCTTCCACGAGAATATTATCAGGCTGGTGCATATTGTACAGACTTATTGCTGCATTCTTCAACTCAGGGAACGTCAGGCGTTCTCTAAACGAGTCGAGTAAAATTAGGTTGTATCCGCCCTCGCCAGAGAACACACCCCACGTTGTACACGCAGAGTAGTCCGAGTTCTGGTTCGCTGTATAAGCGGTATCCCAAGACTGTATCTTGTACTGTATTTCGGGTAGTTGCTCTCGTTTCCAATACTTCCACCACCATCGCTTGATGACGTTACCCTCTTCCACCGAGGGAGTCTGGTTGTAGAGCGATGTCCACTCCCGTGTTCCCACGGTCTTCTTAATCTCTTCTAGTCGCTCCAGCGGGTAGGCTTCCTCCCATAGCGGGTCGCCCTCCTTCAGACCGAGCATATCAGCTGCGGTTCCGTTTAATATCGCTGGGAACTCGACAATGTCCCACCCCTCGTGTCCCGTTTCCTTGAGTACCCATCCTGCAAGGTCATCCTCGTGCCATCTCGTCTGAATCAAGATAACACTGCCATTCGGCATTAATCTCGTGTATGCGGTGGAGCGGTACCAGTCTAGGAGGTTCCCCCGCATCGCCTGCGAGTCTGCCTCCTCACGCCCTTTAATCGGGTCGTCAATCAGCAGTAAGTGTGCACCTCTACCCGTAATAGCCGAGCCTGCACCCACTGCGTAGTAAACGCCACCTTGGGTCGTGTGAAATCTCCTTACACTCGCTGAGTCTGTCGATAACTGCGTGTCGGGAAAAATTTTGCCGAAGTTATCATCCTGAAGCTGGTTTCTGACTTTACGCCCAAAATCATCCGCCAGGTCTTGAGCGTAGGTGGAACAGATAATATACTTATCGGGGTTCCTGCCCATATACCATGCGGGAAAGAATTCTGATGTCAGAATAGATTTGCCGTGTCTGGGTGGCATGAATATGGCGAGTCTCTTGATTTCGCCACGTTCCACCGCCTCTAGCTTCTCCGCCAGCTTCGTGATGTGTGGAGGGGTCTTATAATTGTCCATTTGGGATTTTGCATACCCTAATAGACTGTTGCGAGCACTTTCCTGTATTTCTAAATCTTTTACTTTATCTACTAAGAGCTTGAGCTGGGCTATCTTCTCTTCTGTAGTCTCTGGTATTCTCATGTAAGTCATCATAGTAGAGGGGTGTACCCTCGCCCATGTAAGCTCCCTTGATGTTAAATTCAAAGAACTCGATGGCTTCCTCATTGGTCATGCCGTCTCGTTCCATTAATATTTGTATAATCTTGTTTGTGCTGTAGAGCAGAACGTCATTCATTCCGCATCTTCCAGCGTATCCCATGATGGCTTCATCAAATCCATCCGCCTTTAGTGTTTCATCCATGCTATCAGTATATATAAATATACCCCGTGGTCTATATTAATAGGGTGGGGGTTTTCTCTGCTACTATGGTATGTCAGTAGGCATTGTATGGATGTTAGGTAAGTCGAGCAAACAGGGGGGTGGGGGGTCAATTATGCAGTATGTCAGAAAAACGCCCTAGTTAAGCGAGTTATACAGTAGGGTAGGGGAGTGATGATAGTATTGAGTGATATATTGTATTGTTGCATAATATATCTTATAAGAATTAATGCACTAATTCGTACATCTCCCACTCTATTCTCTTTTATATTCCTGTAATTACTAGGAATGATATGTAGTTATTCTATATAATAAGACAGACCAATGAATGCAGAACTGAATATATTTGCTGCACTCAGACTGTCGGCAAAAAAGTGTCCTATCCAATCATACACCAAACTATTTAATTATGTCTGTATGCTCTTTATATTGGAATATTCAGATACATTTATACACAGTGATATGTAAGTTTACTTTCCAAAATGGAGTGAATTTATACATATAACTATGTAGGGAATTTTAAATTCTTTGCACTATATAATCAGTAATGAAAGGATGGTGATTACATGATTACTGAGAGTGAACTACTAACTCATCTAGATAGATGGTTAGAGTCTGATGATGCTAAACGTATTAGTGATATGCAGACTAAAGTGACGATTGTTAAGAGACATGATGAGACCAATACATCCCTCCGAAAAATATCTTTAATAGATGCTATCGGCAGAATTGTTTTATTGGATTATGTCTTTGCAGACAAAGTTAACAATGAGTATGTCAAAGACCTAGACTCAATCAAAAAGGTTAAGAGTCTTATTCGCATTCTTAACTAGTCTATCTTGTTCTACTGTATTGGACTGTTTCCTATAACAGTTCATGCAGTAGAATTTACTAAAGGTTGCATCACTCACAGGACTATCTAACCTACCACACTTGCAACAAGTTTTTATCTTAGCAAGTTGTAATGAATGCTCTTTAGTTTTTCTTAGTCTGTTGTATTCGCTCCAAAAATTTATCAATGAATAGTTTTTTCTTCTTCAATAAATTCTATTTCTAATTCTGTTTCTTGTTCTAAAAAATTTTTTTTACAATCACAAACTTCTTCACTGCACTTTTGTGTTTCACAACACTTTGGAATGCAAACACATCTGCAATCCATTAGTTAAACTTTTTTTTAATTTGTTCTTGTTGTTTGATGAAGAGGTCATCATTAATGGATGCATACAAATCTGCTATATGTTTTTTTAGTGCAACAACATCATCTGTATCCAAATGCATATTACCACTGATTGATGTCGGATTACCTTCTAACAAGTTTGCTAACTTTGTAGACTCCACTCCTACCTTTGTCATATTCAAAAGGTCAATTGGTTTTTCTAAATTACTACCTACACCACTTTGTAATGCTAATAAAACTTTCTCTAACGCTTCATTGGATGTCGCTTTTAATTTATCTGTTAGTTCGGTGAACTCCACAGATTTTTTTTCAGCAATCTTCTCTAAAGTTTTTTCATTTGTTTTTACATCTACCATGTTCGCTTCTTTTAACCATCCCTCCTGTTTACTATGTCTGAATATTGTTGCGAGTGATGGTATTTTTTTTTGAGGAAATTTTTCTTTTAATTCAGAATACAATCTGCGTATGCTCCGATGACTGCGTGGCATTTTAAAATAATACTGTTTAATGTCATCGGTTGTTATAGACCTATCTCTAGCCATGATACCATTTAATCTAGTAAATATTCTCACTAATTTATATAGAACAGTATTAGAACCTTTTAAAAGTGTTGATATATATAGTTATATTTAGGTAAAATTAGGTATTGCAAATTAATACTAGGTATGAAATAAAATCAGTATGTTTTTGAATAGCCGAATTTCATTTGTGAACGAAGTAGCAAATGACTCTATTAATTTTGTAAATCTTCCGAAGGTTAATGCACTGCAGACCGAAGTTAAATTTTTAGATGGATTTAGTTCAAACGGATTAGACTAAGAATAAGAAAGAAAACTTAGTTTCTAAAAAGTGGCATCGGCACTATGAGTACAGACTCCATATTATTTGACTCATAGATTTGCAATAGGTCGAACCAATCGTGGTGTCAGTCCAAATGACATCATCTAGAGAGACGCTTAGATTGAATTGCAATTTTAAAATCTCTTAAAGTATTTTTGAATGCTCGTTGCATTGAGCATTCATGAATACTTTTTGTATTCAAGGTAAAGGCGATACCTTTAGAAGATGGTAGGCTTAGTCTAGAAGAGTAAACACTCTATTGTGTTTAAACTAAGTGTGTCTTCATCGCCTACCTTAGACATTTAACAAAGGAGAAACAAATGACTAAACAAATAGATGAGACTAAAGACAGATTACTTAGCAACATTTTTATATCAGTACACAATGTGACACTCGAGAGTAAAGTTTGGGGTGCTAAGTTTTTAGAGAAAGTTCAAAACGAACTTTTTGAGTCAGTACCAAACGATGAACTTGAGAGGATAGCCATGCTCATGAAAATGACATCTGCTGACCTTTGCAGAAAAATTCGGAGAGGTGAACTAAGAAGGGATGGTAAGGTCAATGAATAGAATTAAATCTTACGTTAATAAAAATCTTAGAGCGATTGTTCAATCATACGTTAATGGTGATGGTGGCGAAACACTCTCTAAGAATTATGACTACAGACTAATGGATGTGTATACAATTTTAATGAGAGATTTTTCTCATGTTATAAAAGTATCAACACACTCAGACCACGCAAACTTACTCTACAGAGAATTATCAGATGCATTTAAATTAAAATTTGCAGATGTTAAAAAGGCGGGAAGTTTGGCAAACGAATTTAACCAAGAGGAACTAGTGAGGGAAATAAGATGAGTCAAAGATATTTCTTTAGAGACCATCTCAAAGCATTTGAGAATGCATTGAGCAAGGGATACGAACTCGATGGCGTTATGTATATGGAGTCATTTGAGGAAAAACAGGATGATGGCAATGTATATTTTTTTGATGTCTTTAAACATAAAGTATCAAGAGAAAAATTTTTGGTGCAGTATCATCCATTAATTTTTCAGACTCAACACAAAGATGGTGCGGTTCATTATAAACACCAATAAGTATTTTAGATAACTCGATCCGAGTTATCTTGAATACTTACTTAGTATTCAACAGTGAGAGGTGAGTGTGACCATTGTTTGCTTATTGACTCCCACTCATCTCTCTTTTCATTAGACATAAATGTTCTCGGAGGGACAATACATATGACTAACATAATAAAACTACATGACGAGCAGACTACTAATCCACTAGCATTGGATGACAAATATAAATTCGATGTGGGATTAGAACCAATTTACTATTTCTCTAAACAGATTAATGGTGAAGAAAAAGACGGTGCAGTTCTTAAAGATGCAGAAGGCAATCTCATTGAAGGCACATTTAAAGAAATTCCAAATCATTTTCAAGTTTGGGATACTACCAATGAGAGACCAATTCCAAATGGTGTTGTAGGTTCTAAATATCATCCTACCGCCATCTACGAATTAATAGACAATTTTAACGAGGGATTGGTGAGGGCTAACTTAGATACAGGATGTCTTGTAAAAGACGCAATGTACGAGGGTGGTGCAAAGTTTGTTAGAACTATATCTTATCCAAACATCACCATTGAACCAAAGACTAGAAAGGTTGGAGACATAATCAGATTTGAGATTGTCTTTAGAACATCGCTAGATGGTTCATGGGTTCACTCACTACAGATTTTACCAATTAGATTACTATGTCTTAATGGTATGGTCGGTGTTGACTCAAACTACAAACTTATCTTTAACTTTAAGCACACCACAGGATTTAATCCTAGTGTTATTAGAGATAAGGTGATGATTGGTCAAGAGTCATTCCAAGAGATGCAGACATGGTTTGAGTCTCTATCTAATGCAGAGGTCACTACTGATGATGTTAAATCATTACTCAAGCAGACTCTATTCAAGAAACAGGCACAGAGGGATGCTGAATTAAAAGAGAATAAAACTTTTAATTGGATGATGGAACAGTTCTTGAGAGAGACCAAAGACCTAGGCATGACTATGTGGGCGGTCTACAATATGCTCACACACTATGCAACACACACTCCACTGAGAAGAAGTAATACACCAATTCACAGTAGGGTTGTGACTGACCAACAACAAATAATGATGGTCATGCGTTCACCACAGTGGCACAGATTGGTGGCATAAGTGAAAGGTCTACATCTTACAAAAAATAAAGATGGCGAACTCAAGAGTAGATTTATTTGGGATGCAAATCCTTTAAATAATATTAGGTCTGCTCTTGAGAAAGACCTAGGTAGTGAACCATCTAAAAACGTCATAGAAATGTGGAAGGCAGACGTAGTTTTAATTTGTTCACAAAATATAGATGTCATGGAGTATGCATCTAAAAAATACAATATTGATTGGAAAAAATTACAGTTAGAATTTTATGCCAATCAAGGTTGGGTTGAAGGAGAGACTGATGACGAATAAACCATCTGAACCACAAAAACTTTTCTCATTTATTCTCACTGAGAAACAGGCAGGTGCAATTTTGACTGCCTCTTTGAACTATCGAGAGGAATTAAAAAAGTTAAAAGAGTCGGATAGCTTGTCAATTCCGTGGAGAATTTTATGGGATGATTGGATGAGTGGTCATCAAAGAATGCATGACCAATTAGAAAGCCAATTAGACAAAGAATAATTATTTTAGACTACTCGCTATTGAGTAGTCTTGAATAATTATAAAAAAGAAAGGAGGTAATCATGTCACAAAAAAATCTTGTCGATAAGATTGCTAAAGCAATACTATTTAGACGTAGTGTTGCCAGATTAATTAGTGGTCTGATTGATTACGATAAGGACTACTTCTATAACAAGAAGCCTAAGAGATATCGTGGTCACGCATATTCTATTCTTTTATCTGAAGAGAATAGACATGTGGTTGATATGGGTAAACTTAGAAAAAATCCCGAAGACTACAAAAAATATGTGAAGGTAAAAAAATCACCGAGACTCACTGTGAGTGGTGATTTAGATTTATCATCAGATATTAAAAATGCAGTTAAGAAATTAGTTGCATAAATTATTAGGGTGGCGTTTTAGCCATCCTAAATATTATGATAGTACCAATAAGTTAAGCGGACACGGAGGTAGCATTATGAAAAGCGAATATCATATTGGAGTTTGGGATGTACAGTTTTATCTAATTGATAAGGAAGGCAATCCCAAGAAAGACGACAACGGCAATGTAATTGTTTACGAGTTGCCCAAAGCAGATTGGGGACATCTCGCAGACACTATTGAAGT